TTCCGTCCACAATCAATTTAAATTTATAGTTATATGGCAACAATCAGAGAAACAATTTTGAAAACAAAGCCCGGTGAGCCCAAGGCGATCCCATTATCAGAGGTGTCGGATGTAATGGGGTATCGCTCCGAGGCACTTCGCATTAATAACGAGTTGAGAAAAGACGGTATTGTGACGAAAGACGGTAGGCCACCTTACACGATTTCCAGAAATAGCAGGGTCGGCTTTCTCTATATAGTCAATAATATAGAGAAGCCTTAAAAATCAACACGCACGATTATGAATGTCACGATTAATACTGATGCGTCCTTCAATCATCATCATAAGGTTGGGGGTTACGCTTTCTGGATCACGTCAGAATTAGGCCGGATCAGGCAATCGGGTACGCTAAAAGAGACATCGGATGCGCAGGACGCTGAACTGAAAGCGTTGGCGAACGCTGTTTATGTCCTTTTGAACTCAGAGTTTAATAATGGATCAATAGAACATATCTATGTGAATAGCGATTGCAAGATGATGTTCCCGAAGATAAGCATTAAAAGTACCAGTGTCCCGGGGAAATACATTGCGGAGACCCTAAATGATATCTTACGTCAGAATACGGACGGCTGTATATATGGCCGTATATCGTTTAGGCACGTAAAGGCGCATACGAACAATCTCACCAAGTCGAGAAGCTGGGTGAATGATTGGTGCGATAATGAAGCTAAGAAAGCTATGAGGTCGGCTGTAGAAATCCTAAAACAAGAAATGTCATGGAAGTCTTCACCGAACTAACACCTGAATGCGACCTGACAGCGCAGATGTACGCCTCCGGGTACGAGAAGAAGGAGATTGCCAGTTTGAAGCATCGTGCGGTAAGCACGATAAATAACCAGCTCCAGACGGCATTTTTGATTTTGGGCGTTCGGAATGGGAGAGAGCTAGCACTAAAATTGGCTGAAAGGATATCGGGTATCCGGTTGACACTGGACTTTTCGCCTGCCACGAAATCGGCGGTTGCTAGTGTTCTTTTGATAATCCTTTGTTTAGATAGTCATTTTGACATGAGACGGCAACGAATCCGAACCCGTTCTAACGCCAATGTAGAACTTACCGCCCGTATTCGTGTAAGAACGAGAGGGCGAAATATAATTATTTGAATTATGGAAGCAACTCAATCAAATCCGGCTATGGCCCTTCTTCAACAGGCCATGGAACTGATCTCCCCCAAAATGAGCATTCCTGTAGTAATAGATTACGATGCCATTACGAAAGCTGCGGTAAGGACAGTAGCCGAGGAAAGGAAAAAAATCTATAACCGCGTGCTTTTCACTCAAAAGGAAGCACAAGACACATACGGTAAATCGGTTATCAATGCCTTGGTAAAACGTGGTTTTCTCCAGCAATACAAGTTTGACACCCGTGAGGCCGTGGATAGGGAAGGTAATCCTATCATTAAGGCTAAAGGGGTAATTTATTACCGGATAGCGGAAATAGAAAAAGCTATTGAGGATGGGAATATCCTAAAAGGTACACGAAGAGGAACGATATAGTATTAACGATTAAAATATTACGATCATGAGTTTAATTAAAAAATCAACGGAATTGAATATTCCGACAAATGTAAAGATGATGCTTTACGGCCAAGCTGGTTTTGGCAAGAGTACAGTTGCATTGAGTGCTCCAATGCCGTTATTACTTGACTTCGACAACGGGGTTAAAAGAGTGAATGATTCCCATCTGCAAAGTGTGGACATCGTGCAAGTCACTTCTTGGAATGACATGAAGGTGCTAATGAGTGAAAATCTGTCAGCTTATCAATCAATAGTTATTGATACTATCGGTAAGATGATGGATTTCATTATTTCTTACAAATGTGGAACCCGACAGCCTTCTATTAGAGATTGGGGCGGTATCAATCAAGAATTTTCATGGTTTGTTCGCTGTCTGTCGGATTTGAATAAAAACGTCATTTTTGTCGCTCACAGGGATACACGAAAAGAGGGTGATGATACGGTTTTTGTCCCTGCGTTAAGGGAAAAGTCTTACAATTCGATCGTTACAGAATTGGATTTGTTAGGGTATATGGAAATGCGGAATGAGAATGGCCGGGTAAGAAGAACGATCACATTCGATCCGACAAATAGAAATGACGGAAAGAATACCTGTAATCTGCCATCTGTTATGGAGGTTCCGACTATTATAGACGTACAAGGGAAACCCACGGCAAAGAACGATTTCATCGCTACTCGGATTATTGCCCCTTATCTTGGTATGCTACAAGCTAAAAAGGCAGAACAAGAAGCATATAATAAGGTTTTATCAGATATAACAGGGTGTTTAGAATTGGTTGGGGATGCAGCATCCGCGAATGACTTCATCGCACATATTGACGATTTCAACCATGTTGGAAGTTCAAAAATGAAAGCGTCTATGATGTTGGCGGCTAAGGCTAAAGAACTTGGATTGGTCTTTGACAAGAATACTAAAATGTATAACGATGCAGCAGCTTAAATATAAATTTTACGCCACTATTCTTGACTCCTTTTGGGGGTATTTGAATAGTGATGTGGTTTGGGAAAAATACTGGGGGTGGTCTGAAAATCCACCCCACACACCCGAACAGTTTCACGAGTTGCAGTTTCAAGAACTCATTGATCGCATTAATCGTAAACCTTTCGATAGCGAAGCTGCGGATAAAGGGACAGCGTTTAACGAATTGGTGGATGCTCTTATAGAAAATAGGAAACCTAATAAGATGAACGTAGAGAGAAATGCCGAGAATACTTGCTATACGGTTGTTTACAATGACCGCACATTTGTTTTTCCCATTTCTCTTTGCCGAGAATTTGCCAATTACTACAAAGGCGCATTAACCCAACAAAGAGTAGAAGCGATTCTTCCAACCGCATACGGCAATGTTTTGGTTTATGGGGTAATTGACGAACTGATGTCAGCCAGCGTCCACGACATCAAAACAACCGGAAGCTATACCGTAGGGAAGTTCAAAGACCACCATCAACATTTGGTTTATCCTTACGCTTTGATGAAGAACGGTTCGGATGTACGGACATTTGAGTACAACATTGTAGAGTTCAATAAAGGCGGTTTTGTGGTAGATACCTATACAGAAACATACGTTTTCAATCCAGAACGTGATATTCCTATTCTCACTAATCATTGTGAGGAATTTATCCGGTTTTTGGAAGAAAACAGAGAACTTATAACCGATAAAAAGATTTTTGGAGGAGAAAATTAATGGCAAACCAAATAACCGGACGGATAATCGAAATCGGACAAACCGTTCAAATACCATCCAAAAACGGTGGTTCCTCATTTACAAAACGGGAGTTTATCTTGGATGCTACCACTTACGATCCTTATACGGGAGAGCGTAGCGAGTATGAGAATGTTATTCCCTTAGAGTTTTCAGGCGATAAGTGTGCAGAACTCGACCGCTTTAATCAGGGTGATGTTGTTACTGTATCATTTGTCTTACAAGGGCGTTCTTGGACGAATCAGGACGGAGAATTCAAACGTATGGCGTCTATTCGGTGTTACAAAATAGATGCGCGTGGCGGTGTGTCGCAATCCTCACAAGCTACACTGGCACAGCAACCAATTCAACAACCTACACCGCAACCGACTTATCAGCAACAGCCGCAGAATTTCCCACCTCCGGTTGATGCGAATGGTAATGCAAAGGACGATTTACCTTTTTAATGTATGTCCCTTTACGATACTTCAAACCCTTTGCAGAAAGAGCAATTTAAGGCTCGTTCTGCAAAGCTCGCAGAAAGCGGTAAGGTTGTAGAACTCACAGAGAAAAAGCCTAAAAGAAGCCTGCAAAGCAATAAATATTTGCATGTGATTTTAGGTTACTTTGCGTGTGAGACCGGAAACACGTTGGAGTGGGTGAAGCAACAGTATTATAAAAAGCTTGTTAATCCATCCATTTTCATTCGTGAGAGAGACGACAAGTATTTGGGACGGATAAAGATATTGCGCAGCTCTGCTGATTTAGATAGTGCAGAAATGAGTACAAGTATTACCCGTTTTCGTAATTGGGCAAGTGCTGAATGCGGAATATATTTACCTTCTGCTGATGAAGATAGATTGATTCAACTAATGGAAATAGAGATTGGACGAAATAAAGATTATTTATAATGGCAGAAATATGGAAAGATGTTGTCGGATATGAAGGTTTATATCAAGTATCAGACAGGGGTAGAATTAAATCTATATGCAGTTACGTAAGACTACAAAATGGTGAATTAATGAAGAAAAAGCCGCATATCCTTAAACTACAAGATAGATGTGGATATAAATGTGTAAACCTATTCAAAGGCGGACGCTCACATACACTTAACATTCATCGTTTAGTAGCAGAGGCTTTTTTACCCAATCCTCATAGGTATTCAGTTGTAAATCATAAAGATGAAAACAAAAGCAATAACAGCTTGTCTAATTTGGAATGGTGTACTCACGCTTATAATTTGAGTTATGGTACTGCCCAAAGAAGAAGGGCCGTATTTCAAGGTAAAGTAGTTATTCAATTAGATAAGAATGGAGCTTTTATAAAGCGACATTTGACATTAATGGACGCTTGTAGAGATACCGGCATAAATTTTCAAAATATCTCACAATGTTGTAACAACAAAAGAAAAACAGCAGGTGGATATTGTTGGAAATTTGAGGAACAGCAGGAAATACAAAGAAATCAAGAATTTATTTAGTTATGATAGAAACAAGAAAAACAGAAATCAGGTATGTGACATCTGACCCGAAAAAGATGCTCAACATGTACCTTGCAAAACGTGTCCTCAAAACATGGGAGGAATCTTTCATTGATGAAGATACAGGTGAAACAGTAACCATCGAACGGAATGAAATTCTTTTTGACCGTGGCACGCTGATAGACCAAGACACTTTGGCGAAAATTCGTTTCAGTATGGAAGCTGACGGCATTAAGGAAGTGGAAGTCAGCAACCAGAACCGCTTGGCATTCGAGAACGAGAACAAATTCTTATATCCCTATCTTGCACAGGCACAAATAGGGGACAAGAAACATAAGTTCCTGCTGTATGCCACCGGATTGGAAAATTCTTGTAGTATCTTGAAAGATTACATCGAACTAAACTATATGTTCGGATTCACCTTGACAATGGTCAAGGAGTTCGATTCTTGCGTGATTCTTACTGACAATTTGAAAGAACGCAAGGTAGATGATGCCACCCTCGAAGAATTAAAAGATACATTCCTTTTAAACGATTCTGTAACGGAAGAAGATGAAGAAGAGGGAGATTCCAAGCCCAATGAAAAGAAATTCTATCAGATTGAGACGAAAATCACATTCACGGATGGGGAGAATGAAGACGAGAGAGTTCAGACTTTTGTCGTGAACACCTTCAACGTTGACAGAGCAATGATGCTTATTACCCACTATCTCAAAAACAAAGAGGAAGAATGTGAGAAACAAGCCAAAGAAAAGGGACATGAGTTCAGAAAGAGGGAAATCCATACAGCCATTGAATCTGCTAAACCTATCCCGGTCGGGCGTTTTATTCCGAAAGAGTTTTCAATGGCTTATATGGAATAACTTTGTTAACCTGCCTGCTCGGTCTGTGAAGATATGGCAGGCGAACATGGAGAAGTGACGGAATTGGTAGACGTTAATCAAGATGTGAGGTGCAAAATTCCAGGATAACCGTTAATAACCAAGCCGGCAACCTGCGAGACATCTTAGGTAGAATGATTTAAAATCATATAACCGCAAAAACACCACTCGTCCCGGTTCGAGCCCGGGCTCTCCACATAAATGTGAGCCACACATAAATGGCAAGGGTTAGTAAATAATGGTTGTGCCCCGGAGAATACGCTTCGGGGCTTTTAATGGAAAATTATGGATGAATTATTAACTGGTAAGATTTGCCCTTATTGCGGTAGGTCTACTGAATACGTGGATAGTTCTGTAATCTACGGACGCTCCTACGGTATGATTTACCTCTGCCGAGATTGTAGGGCTTATGTCGGAGTACACAAGGGTACAGACCAGGCGTTAGGGCGTTTGGCAAACGCGGAACTAAGGGAAGCCAAGAAAGAAGCCCACTTCTACTTCGACCAGGTAGCTAAGACCAATCTTATCAATAAAATTTGGAAGAAACATATCCCCAACACTTCAAACAGAAACAAAGCCTACCTGTGGCTATCCAATCAACTGGGCATACCACGTGAGCTTTGCCATATCGGAATGTTTGATGTGGAGGATTGTAAACAAGTTGTTGAACTGTGTAAACCAATAATAGAAAACTATGGAAAATAAAGCAGTAGCATTTATAAAATCAAACGAATGGTTTAAGTCCACTATGGTAGAGCATGGAACGCATAACGGATATGTGGCTGTTCCCTCTGCGAACAAATATCATGGAATGTCTTATTTTGATATTGATGATATAAGTGTACATGGAGGTATCACATTTTCAGAACCGGCAATAAGCGGTGAAGAATCTATCGGAAGCAAAAGGAAAATTAATTCCAAGTATGTCGGAAAAAGAAATCCCATATTGGATGATGTGGAATTCATTACCGATAATACGGAAATAGGTGATGACTGGTGGATATTCGGGTTTGACACATTCCATTATGGAGACAATGAATATGACTGGGACAAACAAGCCGTCGTTCAAGAGACAAGGTACTTGATGAAACAATTGGACAAATAGAAAATGCCGTACTACATAAAACGAAAGGCTAAGAAGAAAGACAAGCCTTTACCTCTGTTTGATAAAGCAGGGATAACAGTAAAGAAGAAGCCGGATTTGAAAGCTAAGCTCGACAAAGAGTTTTCCCTTTTCATCCGGCTTCGTGATTGTATGCCAAACGGTTCCTTCCGATGTATATCATGTGGACAGATAAAGCCGTTTACACAAGCGGACTGCGGGCACTATTTCAGTCGTACACATTTGGCAACACGGTTTGATGAGAATAATTGCCATGCCGAATGCCGGCACTGCAACAGGTTCAAAGCCGACCATTTGGAAGGCTATCGGGTGAATCTAATTGCTAAAATCGGTCAACAGAAATTTGACTTGCTGAAAGTGAAAGCTGCCGGCACTTCCAAAATGACTGATTTTGAGTACGAACAGCTAATCAAGTATTACAAAACACTTAATAAAAAGTTACGAAAGGAGAAAGGGCTATGAGTTATGTATTACGAGATTACCAACAGAAAGCCTCTGATGCTGCCGTTTCTTTCTTCAATAACAAGGCGAAGAAAACAAATGCTATTATGGTGTTACCTACGGGCAGCGGAAAGTCGCTTATCATAGCGGATATAGCTGCAAGGCTTGACGGTCATACCTTGGTGTTCCAGCCCTCGAAGGAAATACTCGAACAGAATTTCAAGAAACTCTGTTCATACGGTATTCTTGATTGCAGTATCTATTCAGCATCCTTTAACTCAAAGGAGATAAGCCGGATAACATTTGCCACCATCGGCAGTGTGAAGAATCATCCCGAACTGTTTACCCACTTCAAGAACATCATTGTGGATGAATGTCATCTTGTAAACCCCAAAGAGGGAATGTACAAGGATTTTTTTGATGCAGTGAAGTGTAAGGTTCTTGGGCTGACAGCAACGCCATACCGTTTAAGCTCCAGTCGTGATTTCGGCTCCATGCTGAAATTTATCACTCGGACAAAACCTCATGTCTTTTCAGAGGTCATTTATCATGTACAGGTATCAACCCTATTAGATATGGGCTACTTGGCGAAGTTGGATTACTATTCAATGAATCCTTCAGGGTGGAATGAACTTAACTTGAAAGTAAATACTACTGGTGTCGACTATACGGATAGGTCAGTTCAAAAAGAATATGAACGGATAGGCTTCTACGGTTATCTCGTTCATATCGTCCAAAGGCTGATGAATCCCAAAGCCGGAGGAAAACGGAAGGGTATTTTGGTCTTTACCCGTTTTTTGAAAGAAGCGGAACGGTTAACGATGTCAATACCCGGTTGCGCTATCGTTTCAGGTGATACTCCTAAGAAAGAACGTGAACATATTCTTGAGGCGTTCAAAGCTGGTGAAATTCCAGTAGTAGCTAATGTGGGTGTACTTACGACTGGCTTTGACTATCCGGAACTTGATACGGTCGTTATGGCACGTCCTACAATGTCACTTGCCATGTGGTATCAGATAGTCGGTCGTGCCATCCGCCCGCATCCTTCTAAAGAATGTGGATGGATTGTGGATTTATGCGGTAACATCAAACGTTTCGGAGAGGTGTCGGATTTACGATTGTTTGATAGCGGTAATGGTAAGTGGGCTGTATTTTCTAACGGAAGGCAATTAACTAACGTGAGATTCTAAGACTATGGACGAAGGATTTTTGAGGCTAAGCCGCAGGTTTTTCTCGAATGAAATGTGGAATGAAGCCCGTACTTTTAGCAGTTGCGAAGCGTGGTTAGACTTAATTCAGTCTGCACGATTTGAGGCAACGCCCCGAAAGGAGAGTATCGGAGGTCGAGAAATCTCTTATTCAAGAGGTCAATATCCTGCATCCATAAGATTTCTGTCACAGCGTTGGAAATGGTCTGAAAAGAAGGTGCGTTCCTTTCTTGTGCATCTTAGAAAGAAAGGTATGATAACTGTTGAGTGCAATCAAGGAATGAACCTTATAACCTTATGTAAATATGAAGAATATAATCCAATGGGCACAACCAAGGGCACAAGTAAGGACACAGGTATTGAAAAGGAAATCAATGAATTAAGACAGGAATGGGCACAACTAAGGGCACAACTTGGGGCACAGCCCATGAACAACAATCTACCGCAATCCGAACTTTTACAAAAATCAGGGCACACAGAGGGCACAAATACAAAGAAAGAAGAAAGAGAGTATATAGATATATCTCTACATCAAAAGAAAGAAAATACTCCTGACGGAGTATCAAAGAAAGCCAAGCTTTCTTCGCCCTCCCCCTCTGAAAAGATTGATTACAGCGGATTGATGGAATACTATAATACCACATTCAAAGACAGACTCCAGCAGATAAGATCAATGACTGATGTGAGAAAAAAGGCTGTAAAAGCCCGGATAGCCCAATATGGGAAAGAGTCAGTGAGGAGTGTTTTCAATCTCATTCTTCAATCCCCGTTCTTACTTGGAGCTAATGACCGCAATTGGAAATGCGACTTTGATTGGATTTTCAAACAAGCAAACTTTACTAAAATATTGGAAGGAAACTATAATGGGACAAGACTTAGTAAAAATCAACAGGATAGCGAGCAGCGAAAACGTGATTCAGTTCTTGCAGTCGCTACAACCGTTAGAGAAGCTGCCGCAAAAAAGAGAAAGGAACTTGAAGCAGAGGGCGTTATTGAATAAATATCCCGATCCTGCACAATTCATTCTTGATTACAACCCTGATTTGCAGTTCAAACTTGTCAGATGTAATGCAACCCATTCAGAACTGGCGTTGAATGACAGCATTCCGAGTTTAGGGCTATTGTCTTCTACTTATGGGGATGAAACACCGATAGAATGGCTAAAGATACAATTTGGCTCATTGAATGACTTTGCAGAAGTTTCAACCAAGATAGCGAAAGAGCAACTTTCTGAACTATCGGAGATATTCCTTTCGGAGTATTATTATATAAATGCCGCTGAAATCTGTTTTTTCATAGCACGGTTTAAGTCAGGGAAGTATGGGCGGTTCTACGGTTCAATAGATCCATTGAAAATAACAAGTGCGATGCTGGACTACGTTTCTGAACGTCGGAAAGATATTGAACGGAAAGAGCGTGAACGATACAGAAACCAACGTGAAAAAGAGATAGAGGAGCGTGGAGATAACAGAATCTCTTATGCTGAGTACATTGAAATCAAGCACCGTGCTGATGCAGGAGATGAGGAAGCTAGAAAAATGCTGATATCACCATGAGAATAACCGTTTACTGGGTAACAAGAAATCCGGATGTTATCGTAAGAATCCGGAAAAAGTTCAATATCCCAAGTTATACTTCCGTGAACTACGAAACAGAATGTGAAATCAAGAATGAAGACTTTCCACTGTTAGAAGAAACAGAACGAAGGGGATTCATTCGAATTAGAAATAAGAATACACGATTATGCAAGGAACAGACAAACTGAATACGATAACCAACATCGTATTTGTCCTCACGGACGTTTTAGAAACCAACCTTCTAGAAATGCAGCAGCAATACAAGAAGGAAGGCTTTGAATTGCGGCACGATTCAAAAAGAAACTTCAACACAGCCATAGCCGCGATAAAGAGATTGAAAAGTGATGTGA